GCGCGAAACCTTGAAAAGCAGCGGGAATACGACACTTATAAGCCTTATCAGCCTTACGATTAAAAACCATCACATAACCTTGCTCCGCAATCTGCTTATGAAACTGCTGCACAAACGAATAACCAATACCACCATTCATCTTAGAACATAATATCACTTCAGGTTCAGTAAACTCCTCATTAGGCCGATGGCCCTTGACAAGCTTCTTAGTAACATACTGAGCGCAATAACGAGCAACAGCATTATTACAATCACCAACTGTACTAAAACCAAACTTCCAAAGCTTCTCTATCTGATCAGATCGATACACAAGATAATTACCGCAATTCTTATACACATTCAAATCACTCGGCTTCCAGCCGAAAATCATAACATGCCAATGAGGGCGCTGCCCTTTAGATCCATACTCACCAACGGCAAAATAACGTATCTGAGATTCAACATGATCCTTGCGATCAGTATTAGACTTCTTATTAACATACTTCAAATGCTTACGAAGACGCTTCATAAAATTCTGAAGATCCTTCTTAAACAATGATTCATACCAACCATCACGACACTCACCAAGCTCATTCAAACGACAATATTCACCATACTTATTCACATACGTAAGATTATCCGGGGCATAAGTCAACGTAATAAAACAAGATTCATCATGACACTCTACTTCATGAGTAAGACGAACCGCCATATCCTGCCGCTTGGATTTCCGACACTCCAAACACTTACCGCACGGCAAAGATATGGCGGCAAGCTCCAAATTCTTATAATCACCAAGTACCTTCAATGCTTCCTTGAAGGAAAACTCGATTGTATCAACCAACTTACCAGCAGCATTTACATGCTTGCCAACACGCCAACCAATATAAGGATGTAAACATTTCATTTCTTATCGTTCCTTTCCGAAGAACTCCGAGCCTACTCATGTCGGAAAATACATCTAGCTAGGATGTATACACTTTCGGCTCGTGCATTCAATATTAACAGATATTATTTACTCTGTCAAATACGAAAACCGCCACGCATCGGCTTAACTTGAAGATTTTTTTTATGAACCTTCGCGGCAGTAGCCGTAAACAGACGTTTCGAACCTTTATTAGACACTTTTCTACGTTTCATTTTAATACCTCTTTTCTTTTTAATCAATTATGACGACGCTTGAATTTAGCCTTCGGCTTAGATTTACCCATTTCATGACGCATTCTGGGATTATCCTTAGCAGCTCTGTCAAACTTTTCATGATCTTCCTTAGACATAGATTTCTCAATAGCCTTACCAAGACCATAATAAGCACCAGCAGAACCAAGACCAAGTGCACCAGCAGAACCAACAGCAGGCAAACCAAGAGCAGCGGCGGTAGCGCCGGTCGTGGCCGCAGGCGCGGCCAGACGAGCAGCAACCTGCTTCACAGCAGGACCAACGGCCTTACCAGCAACTTTACCAGCAGCCTTATTAGCCGCAGACGCGGCACCGACTTTACCAGCCGCATACGCGGCGCCACCAGACACAGCAGCATCAACAGCAGTTGAAACAGACCTATTAACACCGTGTTCAATGGCAACACCACGATTAGTATCTGAATTCTAAGCAGCGGCCTTAGCAGAAATAAGAGCAGCATCAGCCTGCTTCACAGCAGCCTAAGCCTAATCCTTTTTCAAATCAGTATCAGCTTTAAGATTCTCAACAGCAGGATCAACCTTTTTACCTTCACGATAATTATCAACAGCAGAAGATCCTATATTAGAATCATGTCCTGATTGCAAATTCGAACCGCTAAAACTAGCACCACCAATAGAACCATAACCGGCAATTGGATTTATACCAGCGGCCTTAAGGCCTTCAACCTAAGCAGTAGGAAACTCCCTATAACCTTTCTTCTAAAGATCATAGTTATATTTAGCCATCTTCTTAGAAAACATACTGCCAAAGGCAGAGTTCATATAGCTGCCCGCGGCGTTACCGAGGGCAGCCATACCGGCACCAGCTAATGCTTCAATCATAGTGACACCTCACTTTCAATATTAGAAGTGATCAATAAGACCAGGAACCGAATAAACAGGCATCGGACGTACACACTTACAGCTTATATACGAATCGAAAACAAACTGAGGTTTATCCGTAACCGCAATACAACGATCAATCGGAGGATTATCCTCAATAAACTGTCCATTCAGCTTAGGAAGTGACTCAAACTTCTAGGCAAGATGCCAATAATCAAGAGGCTGAGCATATGTAGAACGAAGTTCACCAGTAATCTGCGAAGGATGATAACGATATTCCGCATACCTTTCCTGATATCCGAAAACATCATTATCCTGGGCGTTGCCCTAAGCATAGATTTCCTTATTAAGAACAGCCTGTTCACCAAGATGAGCGAGAGACGGCCAATAGAAATCAAACCTCGTACGACGAGACCACATACGGTTAAGACCCTGCTGATAGTTAAGATCCGCACGAACGTTTATAAAACCAAACACATAACCATGTTCAGTAAACGACTTCGTAAAACCAGACCTACCAGTAACAAGACCAAACGCAGCGAGATTACCTTGAGGAGTCGTAGAATCCGTTGAGGCAGTCTAAGCAACAGAATTTATCTGAATATACGCTTCACCGCCTCCGAGATACTCGGAGCGCTGAAGTCTAGCATCAGGAGAAATAACTCCAAAATGAGCACGAAGAACTTCCGTATAACGAGTACCACCACGAGCATCCTTTTCATACATACGCTGTATCTGAAACGCCTGACGAAGACTATTTATAGTAGCCGACGTAGCCTGACTAAGATCAGCAATAAGACCCGAATGCTCAGCATTCGTACTCACACCAACACCAGCACGCGAACGGCTAGCCTGTGTATTCGGCTGCGCCGTTCCAGTATTACCCCAAGTGGGGGCTGTAGAACGAAACACACCAGCATCTGTACTATTGACATACATGGAGAAGTCACCAGTACCATCATTCATACCAAGCAACTTACCAGTACCAACCACAGGAGCCGAATCGCCCAAGGGCAATTCGACGCCAGGCCCCTTCTGGGGCCATGGCAGACATGACGTAAAGTAATCATGACGCTTACCACGACGATGAAGGACATTCATTACAGATTCTTTATCAGGACCATCACCAAACATCTCAGACGACGAAAGCGTAGAATCCTGAAGATTCTCATCACGAAACCAATCATCATAGATTTTATGATAAGCTCTAAACGGAAGAGCATTAACAGTCAAACCACCTATACCAGTCGGAATACCAAGATAGTCAGCAAGAGATCCAACGTTAAAACCATTAGACGTCGAAAGAGTAGGAACAAGATAATCGGTACTATCACCAGGATTTACCTGTTCACCATTCATATTAACCCAATGATTCCAAACAAGACGACTCGGTACAAAGAAATAAAACGTATCGAGATACATATTGTCCATAATAGGAACTATCGGAGTAGCAAGACGAGCAAACGTCGTAGCATTCACATTGAACGTATCACCAGGTAAAACCTCATCACAATAAAACGGAACAATATAACCAGAATCAAACGTAGTCTTATAACCATGAGATCTATCAAAACTAGACCTCTGGATTTCAGCCTGCGGAATCTGCGAAAACTAATGCTGCATTACACTTTTCATTTTCATTACCTTTCAATTCAATTTAACACCAAATTGGTGTCAGTAACGCTAATATAAATCAAGTAGTTTAAGCGTTACCTTCAGTTGTAGAACCAACTTCAGCCGCCGTTTCGGCGGTGACAGTCTCCGGAACTTCCGGAACATCCAAAAGACCAAGCTTTATAGCTTCATCACGATTAGATTCATCCATGACAAAATCAAGCATATTAGCCGGATTATTTGCAAAACGCTCACGAACTCGAGCCGGAAGGGCTTCGAACATTTCACGAGCTTCAACAATCTTATTCATATTATCCATATAATTGCCAAGATCAGAAAAATCACCATACGTCATAGGACGCATAGTCTGATTAGGATCCGACAAACAACCAGTACGATAATACTTATCCATTATCGAATTAATATCACATTCACGCTTAAACTGCTACTGAGTAGCAGACGCGTCAGTATTTTCAATTCCCTTTTTCGGGACATACGTATATGGGGTCAGGAATTTCATTTATTATTCTCCGAGTTTTAGACAACAGTAAAGACGTTTCATTAACTTTTTCACGAATATCATCAACATAAACACTTTCACGTCCAGAACGCCATCCAGATACAAATGCAATGACATTAAGCAACAGAACAGCGACGCCGATTAAAACGTAAATCATCATTTCGTCTCCTTTTCAACTTCAGCTTCAACAGCTGACAATTCTTCATTAAATCTCTGCTGTGCGACCTGCACTTCAGAAACATTCTTAGCTATAAACCGAGGCGGAACGAGAGATTCCAAAACACCATTCTGATCGTTCCACGTACCAACGCAGTAAAGCGAATAATCTCCGGGAAAACGATACAAATCCGTTCCAGGTTCTTTACAAGCCGCAGCAAACGACCTACGGGCAAGACCGTCCGTAGCAAGCGGAAAAGGCGTATTATAAGCCTCAGCTTTTTCATCATAGATAGCATAAACATTAGAAACCATTGTTTTGTCCTTTCTTTTTTTTAACATTATTTATTTACCAAAATCACACTCAAAAGTCAACCCGAAAACCTGTTTTTTTTACCTCTTTTTTTTTAAAAAATAGGTTTTTCGGGTTCCTCAAACGAACGACGCAAACGCTTCTGATTCTCAAACCAAACGGCATGACGAGCCTTCTGATCCTTCCAATACCTAGTCCAGAACTCTTCACCTCTAAGCTCATTACGAGCCATTTCCTCAGTCAAATACGTCATCTGACGATCATAAATCAACTGATATTCCATAGGATAAAGCTCCTTAATCTTCTTCACGTAATACGCGGGAATACGACACTTATAAGCCTTATCAGCCTTACGATTAAAAACCATCACA